TATTAGATGGTTGGACAAAGCATTGTGCAGCAAAAGCTTAATCGTTTATAAACTTATTATTAATAACATACCTTTGGAGGTATACTATGTCTGTATTACAAGGCCCACTTTACTGGGCATCAATCACTAATCCTAACACTACTTACGAGCCAGTGTATTCTGTCAATGTTATTCTAGATGAGGAGACTGCTGCTGATTTTAAAACTAGGGGTTTCCGTATCAAAGAAATGGACGAAGGCCCAGCAATTGTTATCAAGCGTAAAGTTGGTGGCCCTAATGGAATGACAAGGGCAGCACCTAAGCTTTTTGATAAGTCTAAGAATGAAGTAGATGTGTCTGTAGGTAATGGGACTATAGGTAAAGTTCAGTACAAAGAGTGGGAAGTTGTAAGACAAGGCGAAACCTTTCGTGGTCTTGATCTACAGGCTGTACAGATACTTGATCTTGTCTCTTTCAATCAAGCAGGTGATGAGTTTGATGTAGAAGAATCACTAGCAGAGGACGATGAGTTATGAGTGAAACTCCGAAAGGAAAGATAATCTTTCGGACTGAGGAGGGGGACTATAATGTCTCCCTTTTCAGTGCTGAAGGTAAACTACATTACACAGTAGCTCAGAAAGCTATACAAGAACTGAAAGATTTAACTGCAGAAATGCTTATTAGAAAGGGAGCCATCTCTTCTTTACACGCATCTCTTCAAAGTGTTGAATGTACAGAAGCTACTTTAATTGTACCGCTTAGAGCGAGGACAAAAGGAGGGCAATACATAGCTGATGATCCGTCAACTCCAGATATAAACGAGGCGTATAAGGAGGATTAGTATGCCTGATTTTAAACACAAACAGTTTGTTAAATTTAAATTACCCTGTCCACACTGCGGGGGTAGCGACCCAGTATCTATGCACGAGGATCGTTCTGCCTATTGTTTTAGTTGCTCTACAACTATGAAAGATTATGATAAGGAATGTGATGCACCGCTGAGTGTATCTAAACCTGTAGACATACAACCTTATAGAAATAATGCTATGAACAATGCAGAAGGAGAATTCTTAGCTCTATCTGATAGGGGTATATCCTTAGATTCAGCTAAGAAGTATGGTGTCAAAGCTGTAAAGGATTCCAAGGGGCAGATCATTAAGCATCTGTATCCTTACTATATAGCCAATGAAATTGTAGGTTATAAAGTCAGGGAACAAAATAAGATGTTCACTTGGAAAGGCAGTGGTGCAGGTAGCGGCTTGTTTGGTGAGCAGCTATTCCAATCAGGAGGTAAGTATATAACCATTGTTGAAGGTGAGTGTGACGCAATGGCTTCCTATGAAATGCTAGGTTCTAAGTGGCCTGTAGTCTCTATAAAGAATGGAGCTGCGGCGGCTGTTAAGGATGTAAAGAACTCAATAGAATTTCTTGAGAAGTTTCAATGCGTAGTCATTAACTTTGATAATGATAAGCCCGGAAGAGATGCAGCTAAAAAAGTGGCGATGCTCTTGACTCCCGGCAAAGCAAAGATAGTGCATCTTGCAGATGATTTTAAAGATGCCAATGACATGATAAAGAAAGGCAACAAACATGGGTATGTTACGGCGTGGTGGAACGCCAAGATTTATACGCCCAGTGGTGTTGTCAACGCTAGAGATTTAAAAGATAAATATTTTAATAGAGAAAAGAAAGACTCGGTTCCCTATCCTTGGGAGGGTTTGAACAAGAAACTGTACGGCTTGAGGCAGGGGGAGTTGATGACTCTTACAGGCGGCACTGGCCTTGGTAAATCCTCTATCACTAGAGAACTAGAACACTGGTTGATTAATAATACAGAAGACAACATAGGTATCGTGGCTCTAGAAGAGCATGACCTTAGAACTCTTGACTGTCTCATGTCTATAGAGGCGAATGACAGACTGTATGTAGATCATATCAGAGAGGGTTACGACCAGAAATATTTAGATGAAATCTATAGTAAGATATACGACAACGGCAGGGTGTGGATACATGCACACTTTGGCTCTAATGATATAGACGAAATCTTTAGTAAGATTAGGTTTATGATTATTGGATGTGACTGCAAGTGGATTGTTGTTGACCACTTACATATGCTTGTGTCCTCCTCAACAGAGGGTGATGAGCGCCGTACTATTGATAGCATCATGACTAAGCTACGCTGCATCGTTGAGGAAACAGGGGTTGGAATGATCCTAGTTTCTCATCTGCGTAGAGTAGAGGGCAACAGAGGCCATGAGAATGGGGTTACTGTTGGCTTGAATCATCTCAGAGGCTCTCAAAGTATCGCCCAGTTATCTGATTGTGTTATAGCTTTAGAGCGTAACCAACAGTCTGACGATGCCATTGAAGCCCAGACTACCCATGTAAGAGTTCTAAAGTCTAGGTATACTGGTGATGTAGGAATAGCTACCCATTTGCTATACAATCAGGAGACAGGTAGACTCAGCGAAGTAGACGCAGATGACTACCAATATGATGGGGATGAACTATGAGTTCTTTAGTCTTTGATATAGAAACGGATGGCTTAGATGCTACTAAAATCTGGTGTCTCAGTACATGTGATATTCATACAGAAGAACTAAACTCTTACTACGGTGACAGCCTGCAAGAAGGTCTTGAAGTATTGCAGAATGCTGACAAGTTAGTCGGGCATAATATAATTGGATTTGATATTCCAGTTATAAAGAATCTAACGGGTGTTGATCTGTCTGACAAACCCCTGATAGATACCCTTGTCCTGTCAAGGCTATTTAACCCTGTTAGAGAAGGCAATCATGGCTTAGAGTCATGGGGGTACAGGGTTGGCCTAGCTAAGATAGACTTCACAGACTATGCAAACTTCTCTCTTGAAATGGTAAAGTATTGTGAGGGGGATGTACTGCTCAACAAGAAAGTCTATGATGCTTTAAATCAAGAAAGGATTGGCTTCTCTAGGAAGTCTATTGATTTAGAGCAGAGTGTATCTAGTATAGTTAACAAGCAGAGAGAGAAGGGGTTCTTACTGGACGTTAAGTACACCACTCTCTTTCTTGCTGAGTTAGAAGATAAGCTAGACGCTACTGTTGCAGAAGTTCATAAGGCATTTAAACCTAGTGAGAATGTTTTAGTTTTATATCCTGTAAAAACCTCTGCTGATAAGCTATCTAAAATGGCTGTTGCAGCAGACGGTACTAAGTATAGACTCAACTCAGATGAGTACGATGATCTACACGACAAGGATAGGATAGCTAGGACAACTAGAGTAGAGTTTAATCTAGGCTCCCGTAAACAGATAGGTGAGTACCTCAAGAAGTTTGGTTGGACACCTACTAAGTTCACACCTACTGGGCAACCTATGGTAGATGAGTCTACTCTTAAAAAGATAAAGGGTATACCAGAGGCTCTGCTTATAGCGGAGTATCTGACACTACAGAAACGCATAGCTCAGATAAAGTCGTGGTTAAAAAACATTGACGATGAAGATAGGGTGCATGGGTTTGTTAATACTAACGGTACAATCACCGGACGTATGACTCACAGAGAACCCAACCTTGCTCAAGTCCCTAATTCTAATTCACCTTATGGTAAAGAATGCAGGGCTTGCTGGACGGTTCCTAAAGATTACAAACTTGTAGGTATAGATGCGAGTGGACTAGAACTTAGGATGCTTGCACATTATATGGATGATAAGGAGTTTACAAATGAAATTCTCCACGGAGATATACATACCGCTAATCAAAAATCTGCAGGACTTGAATCAAGAAGTCAGGCAAAAACTTTCATCTATGCCTTCATCTACGGAGCAGGAGATGAAAAACTTGGAACAGTGGTCGGAGGAGGTAGGAAAGATGGCAAACGACTTAAACAATCTTTCCTTGATAATCTCCCATCACTTAGGAATCTTAAAAATAGAGTTACAAGATCATCTGCAAAAGGTTTCATCAAAGGATTAGATGGTCGTAAGCTGTACATAAGATCGGCTCACTCTGCGCTTAATGCTTTATTACAGGGTGGTGGTAGTATAGTTATGAAGGAAGCGTTACACCTGCTTAACAGTTATATTAAGGATAATAATTTAGACGCTCACTTTGTCGCCAACATACATGATGAGTGGCAGATTGAGGTTCTTGCGAAGGATGCTGAGAAGGTAGGTGAGTTAGGTATATTAGCATTAAAAAATGCGGGGCTAGAGTTTGATATGAAGTGTCCCTTAGATGGTGAATACAACATAGGAGCGAACTGGAGTGAAACACATTAATATAAGGCAGCAAGATTTGTTTTTAAATGCAGCACCGTATGTAATTAAGTACGATTTTTCTAGGTTAAAAACTGCGAGAGATAAAGTATATGCTTTAATGCAAGATTCTAAATGGAGAACTCTTAGAGAAATATCTTTTGCGACAGGATCACCTGAAGCAAGTGCCTCTGCTACACTAAGAGATTTTAGAAAAGCACAATATGGTATGCATATTGTAGATCGCAGACTTAGGGGTGGCAGAAATAGAGGTCTTTGGGAATATAAATTAACAGAGAACATTGCTAATGAAACACATTAAAGATAATCCAAGTAGAATAGGTGATCTAGCAGAACACTATGCTATTACATGGTTGTGGGATAATGGCTATCATGTATTTAAAAACTGTGGTTGTACAGGCCCAGTAGATATTGTAGCTATGTCTCCCGAAGGAGAGATAACTTTAATAGATGTTAAGTCATACAAGGCTAGTAACCTGTCAGGGAAAACTGAATTACAAAAAGAGTTGAACGTACAGTACTTACATTATAATTCAAAGAGTCGTAAATGTAGATTCGTGGAGCATAAAAAGTGGATGACTTAGACAGCTTAGTTCAAGATATATACAAGACTATAGAGCCGCTATCAAACGGCGAACCTATAAATATATCTGAAGAACAGATAGATGACTTCGGTGAGGCCATGAAAGAAGTGATGCGTTCGTGGGCCAACCCAACTAAACGGGACTCTAACTTTTCTATTAGGATGTCTAATGTTGGGAAGCATCCCCGCAAACTTTGGTTTGATTCTAAAAGTACAGATGCTCGGTCAACAATAAATGTTCCAACGCAAATCAAATTTCTTTATGGTCACATGCTAGAAGAACTGGTTAAGTTATTTGTAATTATATCGGGACACGATCTAACAGGACAGCAAAAGGAGGTTGTTGTTGACGGCGTAGTAGGTCACATTGATTGTATTATAGATGAAGAAGTTGTTGATATTAAAACTGCATC